TGATTGTATTAGCCGCATAAGTTAATGTAGCTGATGTTGCAACAGTAGTAGCAGTTAAACTAGTAAGATCTGGTTTTAGTCCCAGAGTTCTTGCAGTATAAGCGCCTGTTGAAGTGTTTTTATTGACTTGTTGAAATCCTTTTTCGGATCTCACGGAGCCATTAAACGTTGTTGTTGCCATAATTATAATCCTCCTAGTTTGTGAATCTAGTCTCTAGGCCGTCGACTATACTCGTCTAGATTCATTAAATAATTGTATAGTAATTAAAATATATATGAAATTTGCGTTGAGCGCAAGGTATCCCTATGGTTTTGTATGATTTTTGATAGCGCTTAAGTAGCTATCGAAACTTCGGCTTTGGCGTCGTCTATTTTAGTTTGAAGCGTTTGTTCTTCAAACTCTTTGGCAATAATTTCTTTAACAATTTCCTGAATTTTTTTGTCGATATATCCCATATTCAAATTATATCTGCCCTCCTTCAGGTGTTCCTGTTGCCACTCGAGTTCCAAGGACCTCTTCATATTGTATAGGTCTTGAGTCATTGTTAACCTCCTCATAGGTTATCCATTTACTCCGCGATGAATCACTAAATCCATCTTTTTCCCATTTTACATCTTTTTGTCCCACTTTGTCAAGGATTGCGTGTTCAATGGATTCACGAGTATCTTGCGCTAAAATTTCAAATTTAGCGTAATAATCATAAGCGCGAATCTGTACGAGGAATTTCTTCATTTTTACACCTTCCATAAAAAAAGGGGCGGAATTGTGTTCCGCCCCTAATTAATTATTTATTTATTATATATCTGATCCGAAGATACCTCTAGGGTCAGAGAATCCGAAAACGTATCTCTCTCTAGCTTTGTATCTTACATTACCAGTATCGAAGTCACCTTCCATTGAAGTTTTCAATGGAGCTCTCATAAAGTGTTTCAATCCATTAGGAACATCAGTTTTAATGAACCATTTACTAGTATCAGTTAAGTAGTGATTAACTACATAACCTTCTGGTATTGCGCCCATGTTATTGATCGCATTGATGTCATTATCAGCTGTTCCAGTTCTACCTTTAGACTTCATCAGTCTTTCAGCAGTAAATTGAAGCGCAGAAGGAATTACTAATTTCGTTCCTCTAGCTGCAATTTTAAGACCTCTTTCATCAGTCATAGCAGCAATGTCGATCAATGCTTGCTCTAACGATGTTTCATTTAAGTCAGCCGCAGTGGTTAACTCATTTTTAAAAGATCCTGCTAAAGTAGGATGGTCAGTCGCACAAAGCGCCTTACCATCACCACCAAGATAGGATGTACTGAACGCGTTATTTAAAACCGCCGCGCCTTTAACTTGTTTTGTATTAGCCATAGATCTTGCTAAAGCTTTTGTGTATCTGCTTGCAAGTCTATCGTACAAGTTGTCCTCGATCGCTTCTTCAGTGATCGCGAACGCAAGTGCGATTGTTTCGTTTGTATAACGAGCTGTGAAAGTCTCTTGAGCGCTATCGTAAGATATGCCCTGACCTTCAGGTTTAACAGTTGCATTAGCGAAACCGGCTAACATTACTTCTTCTTCAAAAGCTCTGTCAGAATTTTCAGTTTCAAAAATTTCAGCTGCTTCGTTTACGTATTGTTTATACTCAAGTCCAAATAGTGCATTTAGACCTGGTTCTAGTTCCTTAACTAGCTGTGCTCTTGATATTGCCATGTTCTATATACTCCTATTATGAGACTATGAGACGGCCGATTGAACCCGGTGCCCATCTAACTACTACGTTAGAATTTGCAGCCGAATTATCAGCATTCAAAGGATCGTTAGCGACTCTAACAACCATGAGTGAAGCTTGGGCTGATCCTGTTGCAGTTTCCGAACCTATATCTAGTGTTACTAGAGATTGTCCAGACAACTCATCAGTTCCAGAAGTTCCAGTTGCTCCATCATTGACGTTATATGTAAGAGTGCCGAGCATTTTTGCAATTGCAATCGATGCATCTGCTTTTACCACGTACTCTTGCATTTCATTGTCATTAACGAATCCAACACCATCAGATGATCCTGTATTGTAGTTGGTACCAAAGGCTTGACTAGCCGCTACAAAATTAGCCCACGTTGGTTTGCTTGTAGTACTATCTATATAGAAAGCACCATTAAACACTCCAAGCATAGGTTGTAATGTAGAGATATTAATCTTCCAATCTGTACCACCTGCTAAGCCATCATCCATGGTTCCCGCCGAAGCGTCTTGTAGATACCCATCATCACCACCAGTTCCTTGTCTATTAACTGGATCGTTTTGATAAATACCTATGCCCGGCGCGCTTTTGATTGGATACTCAGAAAGTCCTTGAGAAGCTGGTGTGCTGCCCAAAGTGTAAGTCGATCTAAGACCAAATCCGCCTGTTTGATTTGCCATAGTTATGTCTCCTTTTGTCCCCGAAGGGACGGTTTATATTAATTCGTTGGATAGGAATTGTTAAAAAATTAACTTTTCTTTGTACCACCGAAGGTTACACGAGTCTGCCTTTCTTGTGAGATTGGCATACTTGGGTGCTGTTCCTTCAGAATATCGTGCTTAATAGCTTCGTCTTTCGCTTGATTTTGTTTGTCATAATATTCCTGACGAGCTTTAGCGATTTCCTCTGGTATCCTAGCCAGCACTAGGCCTCCTACTCCGATCACTCCTGCGTATTTGCCTTCCTTCATAATTGGATAATCTTCATCCGGATATTCATCAGCTCTTACAAGCTCGTATCCTGATCTTATCATAGCCGCCATATTCTTTGTATCATCAAAGCCCATGACTTCATGTCGGATCCATCTATGTCGGTAACCAGCCGGCGCATTCGGTGCATCGAGAGATGAGGGTGGAGTCCATACTACTTTTTTAGCTGTTTTAGCTTTAGTTTGACTCGCACGTGAAGTTTTTTTATCGTCTGTTTCCATATGCTTATGCTCCTTCCGTGATTTTTAATTGTTTTGCATAATCTTCTAGTGGCACACCTAATCTTTTAGCAATTGCTACCTGTGAGGGTGTGAGTTTGACAGTTTTTCTGCGTCCTGTTACAGCTGAACGTTTCGCTGATGCTACATTCTGAGCAGGTTTTGCTCTTTCTGTAGAAGTTCCTTCCATCTTATCAAATTTGTGTGGGAATTCAAGTCTTATTCTTTTATCCACCTCACTATAATATTCATTTGATTTAGGATCATAACCTTCTTCATCTACAAGCTTTTTATGTATATCAAAAGCCGTGTAAGTCATAGCAGAATCGTTGCCAAACCAAGTATTTTTAACTGCCCAGTCTTCTGCTTTAGGATCAGGAGTAATATTAGGCCTCGTTTGTTGAGGCGTAATTGTAACATCCTTCTCTTTAGGTTTTGAAGTTTCCGCTAGTTTTAGAGCATTCAATCTTGCAGCATCCATCGTTAAAGTTGCAATTTGCTCTTGTGCAGTAACCTGTCCTTCAACGTTTTGAGATTCAATAGCAGTTTTTAAAGCCTGTTTCGCAGCTTTCATATTAGTCTTAACTCTGCTTTCAAATTCAGAAACGTAAGATTTATCTAATTTAGAAAATTTACTTTCTAAATCTTCTTTATCTCTTTTTACTGATTGAGCGTAAACGACAGCTTCTTCTTTTTGTCGTTCTGCTTCACGCATTTTACGAGTTAGTTTAGCAATACGTTTTTGAACACCTTCACTATATTTTTCTAACTCTTCTTTTTTCTCTTCTTTTTTCTCTTCGGGCTGGGCTACTTCCTCAACCTCTATCTTCTCTTCCTTGGGTGCTTCCGTTTTTTCCGGTTCACCTTTTTCATCTAAATTAATCTCAGTTGCTTTTTCATCAGCTTCACCTACATCAATCAGATCTCCTTTTTTTTCTTCTTGTGGCATAGTTCCTTTCCTATGTTAAATATGATGAAGAACAGCTTCAGGATCTTTAATTGTTCCTAAAACCTCATCATCGTTTAATAGTCGAACTTCTCCACCTTCTATTGGTAATCTTGAACCCGCATAACGAGCAAAGATAACCCAATCTCCTTTTTTGCACCAAGGTCCCGATGTAAATTTCTTCTCGGAATAACATAAGGGTCCCATTTTTAAAACATAGCCACAATTTGTAGCTATTCTTAATTTATCTAAAGTTTCTTGTGCAATTAAAATTCCACCTTTAGTTTTATCTTTGGGTGTAAAAGGTAAAACTAAAATTCTCCAACCTGATGGTTCGGGTAATTGATCAGTGTTTGTAATATTGTCGGGATGTAAAGGATCTTTTGAATTTTTTGATTCTTGTATATATTTGTCCTGTAAAGCAGGTTTATGCTTTGGAACTTCCTTTGAGGTCAACGACGTTTCCGCCTGTGTCATTTTGCTCCTTCGTTTTTAGCAGGTTAGAGATTTCCTGTAATATTAATTGTACCGCGTGTGCTTGTCCTAATAAATACTTGTATTTTTCAAGATTGTCAACTGATGCACCCGTTAACATGGCATCACCAATCGTTTGTAAGTTTTCTTTTAATCGTCTTTGAATTTTATTAATTAAAACTAATTCATCCATTTAGGATTTGCTATTTAATAGCGGCTCCGCCGCCTGTTTTAGCTAAGCCCATAGACTTGACATGTTTATTTGTACTTCCACCATGTCTTAAAGCAATTCCTTTGCCTCTTTTAGCAATTCCGCCACCTCGAAGACCACTTATAATTCTTCTTTTTTCGTCTCTAAGATTTCTACGTCCTCTTCGAGTTCTTGCTCTTTCAGCATCGACTCTTCCTAGTTCTTCTAGTCTATTCATTCTTCTTGTATTTGCCATAATTATCCTCTTTTTCTAGCCATCTTTTTAAAAGTTTTTGCTAAGTTATATCTTTTAGATCCGGGAGGACAAGATTTACTACCAAATTTTTTACCGGTGCAAACTCCTTTAGTTCCTCTTCGTTTAATAGATGCTGTTGCTTCTTGAATCCATCTTCCTTTTTTAGCTTCAACACGACCACCAGAAGCATAAATGCTTCTTTTAGTCTTCATTGGAAAAGCTGCTGTAGAATCAAAAAATTCAGGTGTCATTATCTATTAATCTTTCCAGATTTTTTAGCTGCACTTCCCCATTTACCATAAGATTCATCAGCAGAAGCTTTCAGTTGTGCTGCACTTCTTGGCTTTCTGATTCTCATTGCAATAGATTCGTCTTTTCGATCTTTATATCCCTGTTTCTTAACAGAACCAGCTTCCCCATAAGGGAATCGAACATCAGATCGTACTCCATTTTGTCTCATATTTTTTTCCTTTAAGTATAATACTTAGTTTTTTTGCGTCTGTCACTCATTACTTTACCACATCCCCTTGCAATTGCAATACGGACAGGTCCACCTTTTTTATATTGCTTTTCCCACCGCTGCGCAATTTCGGGGTGGTTAGCATGTAAATATTTTCTTTGTTTTTCTGATTGAAACGGCATTATTTTTTCTTAGATGCGCCATTCCTAAAAATTTGAGTTCCCTTTATACCAAATACGCTCGCCACCACCAAAATCCACAAATTTGTAAACCATTTTGGCAGGTTCGAGAAATGCTCGAAGAAGATATTTATCTTGTCCATAGCGGATGGATCGTTCGACCACACCCCGTATGCGAGCACCAGAATGGGCAGTGTAAGAATCGCCAAAACAATTTCGTCCTTATAATCATTTTGTCGGGCTTCTAAAAGTTTTCCCTGGTAAGTTTCCTCACCCCGAGCCATCTTAACTGCATGCATGTGTTGTGCATCAGCCATAGCCATTTTTGTCTCTTGACGCTTTTTATAGATATGGGAACCAGCGTTTAAAGCTAACTTAGCTAAACCGAACCAAGCCATTTTAGTACCAAGTTGCTTTAACTGGTTTTTTATCAGCTCTCATACGTTTTGTACCACGTACAGTAACCGTTTGAGACTCAACAGGATTAGGTGCTTCTATTTTAACACCACCTGTTTGATATCCATCTTTTCCAGCCCCTAATTCTTTTGTAATCTTAGGTGCATCAACATATCCTGATCCTCTTTGCCAATCTTTACTCATAATTATCTCCTTATTATCTCCTTGTTCTATTTATACTTACTTTTTCTTAAAATTTCTACCAAAATCATGACGTTTACTTTTATCAGCCATTTTTTGTTTTGTTAGAGATACATCTGCACGTAAATGAGCTAGTTCTTCATTCTGTTCTAGCTTTTCATCGTGTTGTTGATCACCCACCATCACCTTCATAGTGTCTAAACCAATTCTATCTTCATCATAGTCTTTTTTACGTTCATTATCCATCGCTCTTAAGTCTAATTCTCTTGCTTTTAACTTCATTAATGGATCTCCACCATAACCACCTGTAATTTCATTTTCTTCTTTAGCATAATCAGCTGTTAATTCAGCAATGAGTACCGCTTTTCTTGCTTCAATCTGATTGGTTAACTGTTGAATACGTTGTTGTGCCTGCATTGCCTGCGGATTTTGTTGCATCGCTCTTGGATTTTGCATCATCGGTCCCATTTGTTGTTGTAAAACTTGCAATTCCTGCAATTCTTTTACAAATTCCAATTGTACCTGTTCTTGTGCCATAAATGAAATGTGTTCTAAAATATTTTTTTGTATTGCTGCCATAACCTGTGGATTATTTTGCACCATGTTTAAACTCATAAAATGTAAATGGGCATCAATATGTGCTTTATGGTCCTGTCCACCAAAAGCCTGAAAAGGTTTATTCGACATTGCTACAATATGCTCTAATGCCGGATCCATTGGAATAGGTTTTAATGGCGCGGGTAAAATGGCATTAATATTTTTAACTCCAACCGCTTCATACATACTTCGATACGCCTGATAAAGATTATGAAGTTGTGGATTCGATTGTGCCAGTTGCAATTGCATCTGTGCCATTGAAATTCTTTGTGTTTGAGAAAAAATATTTGGATCTGCAACCGGTAAAATATCTACTCGGTCATCAAAATCAGAAACTTTAATTTCTTTTCTCGCATTCGGAACATCGTAAGGATAAACCGGTGGAAGATAAGTTTTAAAAACTTCTGCCAATAATTTAAATTCCTGTTTTAAGCCAACATAGAGTCTTTTATGAATAGCTGACATAACTCTTGAACCACGTTCTAACAATGCAACCGTCGTTCCCACAGCCGCCTGCTGATTCATATCGCCCACTTGATTGTCTGCGATGCTCGCGAATCGCTGACCGGCTTGAACAACAATTCCCATTAATTGTAACAATGTTGCTGAAGGTTCTTTATAAGGTAATTGCATAAATGCATCTCTGATATTTCCACCAGGTGCATCTACATCTCTGAATTCTCCAGGTTGTAAAGGCTGTGCATCATCACGAACTCTTATCCCTCTTGTTTTAAATCCTGCAGGTAAATTAGCTAACGTTCCAGCATCGAGTAATTGTCTTAATGCAGAAGTAGCTGTTCTAGATAATCCACCAATCATGTGGATTAAACCAAAACCATAAAAACCTAATCCCGGTAAAAATTTAAAGTGAACAAAATAATTTATTTTATTTCTTAAAGGATCATCCAGTTTATAATTTCTTCTAATTGATAAAACTTTAAAGTTTGCTTCATCGACGGTTATAACATAGGGTAATTTAATTCCTGTCGGTTCTCCGTCTTCTCCCTTATCTTCATAACCTTCCAGATCCAAATTGGTATGAACTTCTATAAGTGTATAAATATCGTCCTGTTTATCTTTACTAATTCCTTCCAGTTCATGTTCTTTTTTTTCTAATTCATTTTCTGTAATTGGCGGTTCCCCTAAATCAATATCTAGATAAAATCCTGAAACCTGCTGTTTACGTAAATCATTTTTAGACATTTTAATAACATGAACCACTGCTTCTGCATCTTCCAAAGAAGTTGCCGCATAAGGAACCACCAAGTCATCCGAAGGGATAAACTTAGAAACGGCTCTACCTAAAAGCTGGTCGTAATAAACCTTCTTGAATGTAGAGCCTGCGAGGGGTAAATAAAAAAGCATTTGATCGAACTCAGGTTCATATTCTTTCATCTGATCCATAAGTTGATAATTCATAAAATCTTTTACACGATGTGCCTGATCTTGTTTCGCTTCATTCACATCTCCTAAAATCTGTGCTCTGACTGGACCGTCAGCGGGTAATAATTCTTTATAAGCGGTTGCCTGGAATTGAGTTACGGCTTCTGCCAATACCGGGTGAGTAACACCTGAGGCATTTCTAAAAGGTTCAGTTCTTCTTTCATATTTAAATCCTAGAAGACCTAAACCATCTCTGTAACTGTCTTCCCAATCTTTTCTTGAATTTCTGTAATCTCTATAATCGTCTGTAAGCTTAGAACCTAAACCATCTAAAACGTCATCACCTAAAAATTCTGCCAAATTGGCAAAGTGATCTTCTCCTCCTTGAGGTGCTGCTACAGCAGGATCAAAAGAGACTTCTGCGCCTCCTTCTTCATCCATTGCAATTTCAACAGGACCTTGATCTGTTTGTACTTCTTCTACGTTTTCTTGAATTGCTTCTTCAATTTCCACTTCTCCTGGAATATCAACGGTAGTTTTAGTATTAGGTAATGGTTTCTCTATTTTAGCCATTCGACTATTCTATACTCTCTTATTGATTGTTTCAACACCTGAAGGACTTTTACCCTTCTCTTTAGGTGTTGTCAAACTTCCTGCAGCAACGGGCATTGGATTTTCAGCTGCCCAAATTTTAAGATCTAATTGTGATACCACTTCATCGGTAGCCGTATTAACAAAAGCTCCAAGGATTGGATTGTATTTAATGTCCACTATTTTCTCCTAGCGAACATCGTAGCGAGGCCACCTTTTTTAAAAGAACCCATTTCTGCAACATCTGTCATAAATCCTTCATTTCGAGCTAGACCTGATTGCCAACCTCCTCTATCTCCTGCTATTTGATTAGCAGCAGCTTGCGCCCTAACTTGATTTAATAACGCTTCTTGTCTTTCAGCAGCTTCTTTTTCTTGTCTAATTCTTTCATTTTCTTGAATGTTATAAAACTGTTGTCTTTGAGCTTGCCAACTTCCAGGTTTAAATTCTCTGCCTGCTAATTTTTGATTTGTTTTTCTTACATAGTCTGCATAATTCCCAAAGAGAGATCTTGTATTAATTCCAAAAGGATCAACATTACCTCTGTTGGTATCTGGATCGCTGTAGCCCATCATCGATGTAATAAATTTTTGGTCGCCTGCGGGCAATTCATCAAACCGATCCATTTTATCCACCATGCCAGTCACAATTCCTGCGCCGGGAAGATCTCCTAAGAATCCTAGAGCCGAACCTGCCATTTGACCTAATTTAGATTCTCTAAGTTTATTTATTCCCGAATCAATAAAAGTTTTAAATTTTCCTGGCTGTTTAATTTCAGTATCATCAATATCATCAGGATTTACTGATGTTCTAAAATCTGAAATTTGTGTTCCTAAAGGACCACCACCTCCTCCACCACCTTGATCAATAATATTCGGTTGAACATTTACAATCGATTCAATTCCTGTATCTGTACTATCCAGACCTCTTGACGCTAAGAAAGCCATAACATCTTCTTTTGAATGCCCGGCACGAAGCCATGCATCATAAATGCTTTGGTCCTGTTCACTTAAGCCGCCGACTACAAAGCCAATTCTGCCGCCGTCCGCTTTTCTTCCCCTTGTAAATCTTTTATAGCCTTTATATTTCTTATCAGGATCATAATTGGGATCGGGCTTATCTGTAATTTTTCCTTCTTCTTTTAATCTCCGAATGATTCTTCCTCTTGGACTTGCCCAGCTTCCTTCCGCTTCAGGACTGGCATAACTTCCTTTTTCTTTAGCAAGTTCCTCTAAGACAATTTCTTTTTTAGATTTTTTACTTTTTGGTTTTTCTTCTACTTCAATTTCTTCTGTTACTTCATCATCACCCGCTTCTTTATTGAAAAGGGCCATAATTCCTTGCGCAGGTGCAAGTAGTGTTAAAATTTTAAAAGTTTCTTCTGGATTGATATCCATAAATTTTTGAACTTGTTTTGATATTTCCATTAACCCTAAACCTGCAATGGCGATCCCCGCTGCTTCAGCGAAAGGTAATAAATAAGGTACTGCTAATGCTGGCATAATTAATAATACTCCCGTTCAATTTGCGGCAGCTTCTGCTCTTTTTCATCTTCGGGATGCTGTATAAAGCCGCCCTGTCTGAATCGCATCACTGCCTGCGTCATGCTGTCGACTAAGTCGTCGTTATCCCCATACGGGAATGCAGCACATTCCTCTACCACCTCTTCTGCGAATTTTTCATCGGGCGCCCAGATCATCCCGCTCTCGAACAGCGGAGCGACGGCGTTAACCCTGGCATGTTTGTCATTTCCTTTGCTAGGTGTGTAATTTATAACAGGTATCCCCATCTTACGCAATTCATATGTGAGCGGCAATCCTGAAGCCTTTGCTTCCACGATCACCGTTTCGGGATTCCAATAGCGATACTGTTCCATCGCCTCCTTTTTTAATTCAGGAAATTCCAGCCTCTCTTTAAACGAATCGAGCAGGAGAAGATGGGCCGGCGAATCGGGATCGGGGTAAAAAACTCCCCAGGTGGTAATGGCTGAAAAGTCCGCACTTTCTTTTTTTAAAAAAGCCGTGTCGTAGGACTGAATGACATGGTACAGTTTTGGAATATAATCCTTATCCCAAACCTTCCACCATTCCCTTTTAATAATAGAACCTTCCTCCGCAGTAGGATTCTGCATCCATTGCGCGTTCCACTTTCCTAAAGAGAGCGAAGCTTTCACACCATCCAATTCATCCTTCTTCCAATACTCAGGCCATACCGGTTCTCCCGACGGCATGATTGCTGGAAATTCTATAACTTCCCACTGATCTGATTTAACTTCCTTCTGTGACTTTAAAAGCATTCCAGTTAAGTCTTTCATATTCCAACGCGTCATAACCAGAATGATAGCTCCACCCGGTTGTAATCTTTGACGTGGGCCTGAAGTGTACCATTCATAAGCCCTCTCGAGCGCCCCAGCGTTCAGCGCATCTTGTTCCGAATGAGGATCATCAATAATTAATAAGTCCGCTCCACGGCCCGTTATCGCCGAACCGGTGCCGGCGGCGTAGTATTCCCCGCCCTGCGCGGTTTCCCATTTTCCAGCCGCCTTTGAATCTTCGCGGAGCGTGGTGCTAAAAATGTGCTGATACTCTGGCGAATCGATGAGCGTTTTTGCTTTACGTCCAAACCTAATTGCTAATTCAGTTGTGTGGGTTGTTTGTATAATTTTCAAATCCGGCTTACGTCCTACCATCCATGAGGGGAGTAGATAAGACGCAAATTCAGATTTAGTATGCCTCGGTGGCATATTAATAATTAATCTTTTAATTTTTCCATCTGCTATATCGTTAAATTTTTGTGCAATAATTTTATGATGGGGCCCCTCTATAAATTGAGGCCACATAGCCTTAACGAAGCTTAAAAAATCTTTTGAAAGAGTCGATTGTTCGCGCTTTTGAGTTAATTTAATGGCGTATTTTATAAACTCTTTTTTAGCATCAGGAGGTAATTTTGTAATATTTATATTATGTAAGTTCATAAATGGAACCAAAATGAATTTATCCCATGTCTACGTCTAAATCAAACTCTAAAGGTAAAAGTTTGGGACCCCTATTTTCAAAAAGGGGGTGTGGGGGGTCTTAAAACATTCGAATTCGACATTCGGTCTGGGTCCTACTTAAAAAGGGGAGGGTGGGCCCGTAGGACACAAGCAATTCAACCTCAAGATGTATGCATTTACTGCATACATCTCTCAGCTGCTTAACAAAGTTTAGTTGTTTATTTTGTAAGCGATATCGTGCATCATACCTTTTGCGTGACGCGCAACAAATTTCCAACGAGTTTCAGTGTTGGCCCATCTGCCCTCAATGAATAAGCCGAGGTGTTTATTAAAGATTTCTTTATACTCTTTAATAGTATGATCTTGAGATCCATAAAATCTATCCAAAATCAATTTACGAATAATAACTTCGTTAATTGTTTTGTCAGAAATTTCTGAAACTCCAATCGTCATTAATAAATGACCGATCTGATCAGCTTCAGTACGCATCTTTGGATCATCAAACTTTTGCGACTTTGCGCTCCAGTTTTGATGCTTCGTGTAGTTTACTATTAGTGGCATATTATTTCCTTTTGTTAAGTTAAAAATATACCGTATCACAGATAATCCCATAATGATATCACTTTATACGCGAATCGTTAATTAGTTTTACACTGTGACATTTATGCAACAGCTTATGGTTTTTTAAATGGAGGGTGGGCCCCAAGGTCACAAGCTAGTTTTTTAAGGGGAGGGTGGGCCCCAAGGTCACAAGCAGTGTGACATTATTGCAACAGTGTAGTGTGACATTGTTGCCACGATTCTCGAAGCGAGGTGCGACATTATGACACATGGGAATTTATATTATCTTCTTGATCCTTACAATGTAACTGATACAGTAAGTGTAATTAATAAGGAGAAATAAGAATGACTGACAATATAAAACTGCAAATGAAAAGAGTATTCGGCAATGATAGGATTTATCCTGCTTGTCCTGTTTCAAGTGCATTAATAAAGTTAAAAGAAAAAGCGATTACATTTAGCTTCAAAGATTTAAAAACTTTTAAGAGTTTAAATCTTGTAGTGACGTGGGTCCCTGATCAACCAAAAGAGGTGCAGTAATGAAAAAACAAATAGAGTTTTCTCTTGAAGAATTAAGAGAAATAAATTTTGTTGTGGGTTGTGTCTTACAAGATAAAAAAGATTTAAGACCTACAGCAGAGCAACATTTAAAAAATATCTTTAAGAAAACTTATGATGCTTTAAGATATAAACAAGAGCAACAAGACCGACTCGCTGAAGACAATGCAAACATTGAGCGAGTCGATGCACAAACAAGAGGAGTAAAATAATGTTTGAAATATTCGAAATATTTTGGACAGCTAAAATAGAACTGCGAGTAGTAATACTCGCAGTTCCAATTATTTTCGGCTTTTGGTATTGGCAAGAAAATAAAAGAAAACAAAAAGAAAAATACCAAGAAAGGTTAAATCAAATAAAATGAGTAATGAAACTTTAACATTTACGATTAATAAGAAAAAAATAAAAGCTGATCATCAATATGCTGATGATACGGGTAGAGCTTTTAAAGATCAAAAGGAAGGTGCTGACCAATTAAAAGCCTTCATAAGAGATCAAATAGTATTTCAAAATAAAAGTAATGGTTTTGTTCCTTACAATAATTTTGAAAGTTCTGTTACTTGGAAAGTAATAAACTAATAACCAACCCCGCTCCGGAATAACCGGAGCGGGTAGAAAGGAGAAAAGATGAAAGTAAAAAATTTAATTAAAAAATTAATTGAAACAAATTTAAATATAGACCAGCAAGTATTTATAGAACTATGGGAAGATACAGAAGATGGTTATAAATGTTTAAAAATTCCAATAAGTAATGTGGAAGAAAGTTTTGAAGATGGATGGGGATTAGAACCTAAACAAGGTAATACAGAAGATTTAATTTTGTTAGGAAAGGTTAAAAAAGCATTTATACATAAATGGGAAAAAAGAAAATGGTATCCTGTAAATGTTCCCAGTGGAATGGAAAGTTATTTTCCTATAAAGAAAAAAGTAAAATTAACTTTACCAAAAGAAACTGAAAAATAACCACCCAACCCCGAGCCGTCCAAGACGGCTCGGGGTTTTTCTTTTTTAAACCTATTTTTTTTTCTTTTTTAAGGGAGGGTGGGCCC